ATTTTGAATTCTTTCATGATTATTTTGAAATTGTTCAAATACCCCAATCAAAAATTCACAAATATCAGGTTCAAGAACATCATCATAAACCTGAATAAATTCATTAAGATTTGCCATAAGAAAATTCTTTTTGTGCGATTTCGTCGAGTGCCTGCATTACTTCTGGAGTGAAGTATTTTTCTGGATTTTTAAGAATCTCTTTTGCATAGATTTTCTTTCCATCCATCTCATATCTTCCGGCAACATTTTTCCAAAGTTCTCCAATTTCACCAAGTTCAAGCAAACCATAATAGCGATCAAGCCCACGTTCATCATAGAACAAACGAACTTCTACTTCCTGGTTTTCTTTACTTAAACGCGACTTAGCGGTCTTTGCCTTGATAATATTTCCAATGACATCTGTTCCATCCTTTTCTTTTTTCTTTCCGAGATGAATAATAGTAGAGGCGGCGTACTTAAGCCCACTACCACCTCCCATTTCTTTAGTGGGAACATAAGCACCGATAACATCATAGGTGTGATTAGTAACGATCATTGGAATTTTTGCTTGACCTAATTTTAAAGTAAGCATTCTAAATGCACCTTTGATCAATTGGGATTTAGTCATATCCCTAACTTCTTTATCGTTCAAGGCATCATTGATCTCCTTACTGGTAGAAAGCATCCCCAAAGAGTCTAGCACAAACATGCAGGGATTGCGATCCCCTTCTGCTTTCTTCATATACAGATCAACTGCCTTGAGTGCCTTACCACGAAATTCTTCTACAGTTACAACATTGACAACAACCAAGCGAGTTGTGTCAATACCTCTGCTCTCCAGTAAGGATCGTGTGATTGCAGCTTCAGTATCGAAGTACAAGCAATATCCAGTAGGATTATTATCGAGGAAATTCTTAACCACAGCCAAACTAAAGAAAGTTTTTCCAGTGCTTGTTTCCCCCGCAATTGCAGTAATTTTATTACCAGATACCCCACCAAAGATACTCCCACTAACAAGAGCATTAAATATGTAGCTACCAGTGTCCACATAAGTTTCAGTTTCGTCAATATCTGATGCAAGTTGAGTATACTCTCCGCCAATCTCTTTTACAATGTCTTTTAAAAAATCCATAATTATTTACTCTTTTGATATTTGTAGTTGAACCAATATGCCCATAATTTATTATACAATTGTTGATTCGATTTAACTTTTTCAAGTATATACTTGAACTCATTTTCAGTAATAGGGAGTTCCATCATGTAAAAAATGATTCAAGGTTTACTTTTTTTTCTATTCCCCATCCAATTGCATCAAGAATAGACTTAAGTGGTTCTAAAAATGCTTTCTGAAATTGTAAGTCATAGTCTATGTATTTGTCAAGTCCAAGTTCTTTTGGAAACTCAGAAATAAAGGAAATCACATTCTCACGAATAATATTTGGAGTTTTTAAGTAAATATATTTTATCTTTTCTCCATTATTAATAAGCGAATACTTATTTGTTAATTTCCTTTCCTGAATATAATGATTAAAGAGAAGTGCCCCACGAACATGAATTGGAGTTCCCTTCACATAAATTTGAGAATGTGATCGGTATTTTTTCACATCAGATACAGTTCTTGGAGATGAAATTTGTTCCGGTGGAAGTTTATTGAATTCAGAACGACACTTATTAATAAACTCAATCACCTGATCTTCAGTTCCACTCATCATAAGTTTCAGAGCATCCTTAATCATTTGGCGGCAAGGTGCCGGAGTAGAAGATTTAACTGCCTCAATACCCATCATCTTGAGTTTAGGTTGATCATAGCGAACACCTTCACTATCCCAAACATTTAAAATATAACGCTTTTTGGCAGTCCAGATTCCACGGTCGGCAATATTCTCACGTTTCATTTGCATCTTCTGGTCATAAGCATTCACATAATCCGCCAGTTCTTGGTAGCAACCTTCAATATACTTTTCAAGTTCAACCTTAGCGACTTTATCTAGAAAAGAAACAACACTCTCAGTAGTTTTCTCTCTTCCTTTATATACACTTTCAACCAAAGGACCCATATTAAGATAAATGGAATCAGTGTCAGAAGCAATTACATAATCTACATCCTGAGTCTTAAGAACCTTATTTAAATAAGTGTTCATTTTACCTTCAATCCAACGAATTGCGACTTGTCCAGAAAGAGTAATGGCTTCGGCGTTTGCAAGTTTGAAATAACGAAAATAAGCATTCCCAATTGCACCATAAGCAGAGTTCAAAGAAATTTTCTTAGCCATCTGAATATTATTGCAGCGAGAAATTTCTTTTTCTAATTCCTTTGATTTTTTCTTTTCATATTCTTTTTTTGCCTCAATCATTTTCTTTTTAAAAATGACTCGCTCATTATACATTTTTTCCATCAATTCTGGAAGAAATCCACGAATATCTTTACGATACATTGCACCATTAGCACAAACTGCATAATCTTTATAAGGTTCAAAATCAATTTCTTGATTCAAAATCTTATCAACAGTTACAGATGGATGTCTTTGATCTAACAATGTTTCCGGAGAAATATTATACCCCATAATCAAATGTGGATAAAGACTGTTTAAGTCAAAATTAACAACCCAATCATATACACCAGGAATTGGTTCTTTTACATATGCTCCAGCATATTTTGCATCCTTGTTGATATTTTCCTTTGGAGGAATTACGATATTTCTCTTTTTGAGATAGTTGTAAATGATAGAATCCCACATCCTAACCTGAGAAAACACATCGGCGTAGTTTGTTTTAGCATCATATGCCATAGTAATGGCAAGTTCAATAAGTTTCATCTTGTCTTCTAATCGATCAACAAGTTCCACGTCGATAATGTTGTATTCTACAAACTTCTGCCAACCTTTAGTATAAAAATCTTTAAAGGTATCAAACTCACTATGATCTAATTTATTTTGCCCAAGTTCTACACTTGCAATATGATCTAATCGATATGATTCCTGATTAGTCGTTGCTGGAGACCACTTATAAAGTTTCAGGTAATCAATTTGACTTATTCCACCAATATCATACAAAATATGCTTACGACCAGAAATGTATATTTCATCTTCGGTTACCAATCCCCAAGGAGACATACGCTTCATCAATTTTTCACCAAGAACTCTATCCAGGCGACGAACCAGATATGGAATATCATAAAATTCACTATTCCATCCAGTGATGACTTCTGGAGTATTATCCATCCACCAGTGAATGAAATCATTCAGAAGATCATACTCATTAGAAAATCCCCGATACTGAACGTTTTTTTGATTATTCTTAAATTCACCTTTTCCCCAAGTACGAATCTGTTTCGTATTATAATCTTGAAGAGTAATGAGCAACATTTCTTCAGCAGCACTTTCTACATCGGGAAATCCATTCTCCGAAGCAACCTCAATATCAATTGTAGTTAATTTGATTTTTGAAATATCAAATCGTATTTCATCATCAGAATAATTATCAGAAATATACTGATAAATGTATCGATCGTTTCCACAAATTTTAAATCCTTCTACTCCATCATATCGTTTAAGAAAATCACGACAATCTCTCACAGATCCCGGCTGAATTGCTTCTACATATTCTCCTGTAAGAGTTTTATACTTAGTTTCTTTTTTAGATGGCACAAAAAGAGTCGGAGAAAATTTCTCACGAGTCATGAAACTTTTTCCATTTTCATAACCACGAACAAGAAAATGATCTCCGACCATTTGAACGTTAGTGTAAAAGCGTAAAGACATTACTTAGTTAGTTCAAGATACTTATCAATCAAATCAGGTTTTGGATCCACGATAGTTAAAATACTATCAGAGTGAATCATCATCTCTCTTTGCTCTGTAACATCCGGCCAAGGATTTAAATAATAATCCCCAGCAATTCCCTTGGCTAGGGTAAATGGATTAATCAATTTACAATCTGGCTCCCCCAATTCTGAAGGAATTTCATCAATCTCAGTAATTATAGTAGTATCAGTTTTGAGAATTAGACACTTTATTATTTTGTTCGTTGATTTTTTCTTCATACATTTTCCTTATAGTTTCAAGAGGTTCTACAATAGTGACTACCCAATCTTTTGGAATAGCAATTTCATCTTCACTAGTCAATGGAATCCAAGTTGAGAAAGTAACCTGAACATCCCCACTATCAGCATCTTTCTCTTCAGTAAGAAAAATTCCCTCATTATAATCAATTTTAATCTTATGTGGATTACTAAACAAATATCCACATGGAGTGTTTTCTAATACCAATTCTTTGGCATCAGAAATAACAGTTTCTCCCGATTTTAGCAACGCAATTTTGATCGACATTTTAAAATTTCCTCTGCAATTCATTATAGCAAGAAAAAAGAGGGGTGTCAAGACTGATTCTGCCAGTCTTCCCCTCTGCGGCGACGATAATTGTGGGTAGCCCACCACTATTTATCAATTAACATTAGCACCACCAGAATTATTAATTCTATCAATAATCTTTTTTTCCTTTCTCCACCCAGCTTCACCTGGAGTTGGATCATTATTTTCTGGGGGAGAGCCACATTCGCAACTCATTTTTTTGCATGTAGAGCATCCACGAACTTCATATAAAAATTGAGATAATGTTTTCATGATCATTCCCTCTTTCGCTTAAATGCACAAACCTTTCTTTTCAATCCAGCATAAGAAATTTTTTTGCCGTAGCATTTTTCTACGGGTTTAGGGGCGGGAGATCCAAAATCTCCCTCCATTTCTTTCATGAATTGCTTAAAGGTTTTCATTTTTTTAATTATTTATTACAATCAAATTCCAGTATCACTAGGTTCATGCAAATGTTCGTCATCAGATCCCATAAATTCATAATCTTCTGGTTTATCATCACCTTCTTTTACTTTTGGTTTTTTTGATTTTACCTTTTTATTAGCAATCTCAAGAAACCTTTTATACGATTTCATAAACTTTCTTCTTTTGATGCTCTGGAATAACTCTATTTAGTTTGACAGTGAGTAATCCATCAACATAGGAAACATCTTTAACTTCTACATCATCAGAAAGAGTCCAAGTGCGAGTAAATGCTCTTTTTGCTAATCCTTTATGTAGGTATTCCTCAGTAGGATCACCAATTTTCTTTGCTTCAACAAAGAGTTTATTCCATTCTGTAGTAACTTCAATATCTTCTCGTTTGTATCCAGCAAGTGCGATTTCTAATCTAAAATCAACACTACTTTCTTTAACTAGATTATATGGTGGATAATTGGTATGCGTCTCAAACGCAGTATCAAATCTTTTAAACCATTCATCTAATCCAATACTATTTCTTTGAATTTCTAATAGATACTTAGCAGTTTCTGGTACTGAATAAGTAATCGAACTTGTTCCAAACATGGTAGACCTCCTTAAAGCGTCTGTAAGTGAATAATGTCCCCGAAGGCAACATCATTAGTATATATTCAAAAATACAAAAAAAGGGAGTGTGGAACTCCCTAAAAAATCATTCGGTTTCCTCAACCTTTCGTTTTGCACCAATATTATATTTGGTTTCTAAAATCCAATCACCCTTATCCTTATAGGAAAGAACTTTGATTTGATTCAGTGGAGCAATATCAGAAATCTGATCCGGATTAACTACTGTTACCAATCCCCAATCAGCAATCAATTGAGTAATGCGATTACGACGCTGAACGTCATTTACAGTTAAATTAGCGTGTTTACCATCAAGAGCAAACAACTCTTTAAAGTGAACAAGATAATACCTACCTTGTTTGTGAAGAATATGGCACGACTGATAGAGTTTCTTTTCCTTACGTGAAGCAACTCCGATACGAGTCAAAGTCTCACGAACCTTCAAAAAATCATCAGGTTCGTTAAGGATTACCTCAACCATTTGGTTTGGTGCCCAATTCACAATAGGTTCTTTTACAACGCTCATTTTGATCCTCCAATATCAAGCTTCGATTTAATAAAATTGATCTGTTCTTTTGTTAAAATTCTCAAAGCTTGCTGTGCCTTTTCATTACTATAACCATAGTATGATTTGACATAATCAAGATCTTTGATCGTATCTTTACGGAGCCAAGGAGAGAATCTCTTCTTAGTTCTTAGACTATTTATAAAAAAGTCATACTGGAGTTTCTTTGGAAGGAAATGATACCTGTTCATTTCATTTGCATACATTAAACAATCAATATATCCAGAAAGGCACCGATTGATAATATATGGAGCATATTGTTTTTCGGATGAAGTGTCTTCATCCATAATATTTTTCTTTGTTTGATTGATTGAGTTCAACCAATCCGTCAATTCATACTTCATAATCAGGAGCGTGATATTTTAAATATTCAAAGAAAGTAAGTTTCATTTCTTTGTTAGTCATCCCACAATGTTCTGCTGCTTTTGGAAGATTCCATTTAGCACGATAAAGTGCCTCATTTGATTCCTTGACGTTTTTAGGAGTAGTTTTTACTCTTGTAATTCTTAGCGTATCGTAATTTGTTTTCATTGGAACTGACACTCTACCATTAGTTCTGTGAGAGCAGCAAGAAGATTTATCTCCTGATCAGCAACAAATCCACCTTGATACAAATACTTAGCAATAATAAGAACAGCAGCAGGAATAGATCCCGGAGAAAGACACTCATAACAAGCATCATAAACCTTACGAAGAATTACAGAAGAATCATTATCCAAGTTGGCAACCACCCACTTCCGAACTTCGGTAAAGTTCTTTTCTTTCAGATACTTAATAAGATCATTAGTTTTTATGTCTGAAAATGATGCAAGAATTCCAGAATCAATTTCACCGCTCGCAGAGTAACGTTGACATTCGTTAAGAACTCGCCTAAAATCAGGAAAGTGCTTATTTACCAATTCAATAATTACTTTGTCATCGTATCTAATGTTCTCTTTAACCAAGATTTCGCATACTCGCTTAAAGAATCGTGACGCAATTTTTGGTCGATCCTTATTTGTGATAGCAAATTCAACGACTGCACATCGGGAGTGGAGAGGCTCGATGATTTTATTTTTGTAGTTGCAGGTGAAGATGAATCTGCAATTTCTACTAAATTCCTCAGTAAACGCCCGTAAGAGGAGTTGAACATCGTTGGTTGTGTTGTCTGCCTCATCAATGATGATGACTTTGTGTTTAGCAGTTGACGAAAGCGAGAGGGTCGAAGCAAAGTTCTTCGCATTGTTTCGGACAGTATCGAGGAATCTACCTTCGTCGGATCCGTTAATGACATAAAAATCTACTCCTAACTCATTACATAATGCTTTTGCTACAGTTGTCTTGCCGCAACCAGCAGGACCGGCAAGTAGCATATTTGGAATTTCACCCTTATTTAGAAAGTCTTGAAAAGTCTTTTTAATACCTTCTGGTAGAATACAGTCCTCAATTTTACGAGGTCTCCAGCGTTCGCACCACAAGAAGTCAGTTCTGTCTGTGTTCATAATTTAAATAAGTTCAAAGGTAATAATAATCTGCGAATAATCTCAATCTCTATGGACTTTCACTTTATGAATAGAAAATTTCTCATTTGGTGTAATATTTTCCTGGTAAAAGATTATAATGTCTTCTTTCCCTTCTTCATTTTGTTCTTTAATTTGTTTGTATATTCCTTCCCAACACTCATAATCAGATTTTCCGGTTGATTGTTTATCAAATACTGCTTGAATAGTTTCGGTATGTTCTTGTGTTAATTTAAAAGTCATAGTTAGTCTTCAGTAATTTAAATAAAGTTCACTTATCAAGTTTATCATAACCTTCATAAGGAAAGGTCGCAAATCTTACCTTATACTGTTGTGTTTCGTCAATAATCTGTAAAGAGTATAAAAATAATTTTTCATACTTTTCTTTATAAAGATTTATTTTTTCTAATAAGTCCCCAAGAGTGTCAAAATTGAGATATCTTGAACCTATTGGATATTCTCTTTGTCTTGCTTCACAAAAATACAAATTATTCGGAGAACAAATAAAATGGTCAAATAATGAGCAAATTTTAATTATTTCATCTTTTGGTGGATCAATAGTTTTAACTCCAGATCCATCAAATTGATTAAATTCTCGTCCATTTATAATTTCTCTTTTAAGATTTTCAAAGAATACTTGATACCACGTTTCAAAAGAAGTTAAATGCTTATCGTTATTGTTTATTTTCATAATCAAATCCAGTAAGGTTTGCGAGAAGGAATACGAAGATAGTTATCCGCAACCCAGGGTTTGGAAGCAATATACATTTTGTATGCAGTGAATGTATCAATGCTTTCATCAAGTTTGTATTCATCAGGCATTGCCCTTGTGAATTCTACCACATTTTTGTGGATAGAGATTTCTTTTCCACTTTTAGTAGCAAAGATATTCTCCGCTACTTCAAGTCCTTTCATACAAGCGTGGTCTTTTTCATAACGATACCGATACTCATCACAAAGAGCAAATCCGTGCCGAATCAACCAAGCAAGGTTCTCGTGGGATTTTGCTGCCCATTGAGTGCAGGGATGATTACGGAACGCACCCTTCTCTGTACTGTACG